GGGCGAAGAAGAGGCCGCAAAGGTCTCTCGTCGTGCATCAGCACGAGGTACTGACCTCCATACTATATGTGAAAAGTACACATTGAACGATCCACACTATACACGTGGAATGATGCCAAACATTATTGAACTGTTCACCAAGATTAGACCCATCATTGATGAGAACGTAGGAACGATCTATGCAAATGAGATTGCCCTATTCTCACATGAGTTGAAGACTGCTGGTCGAACTGATATGTTTTGTCAGTTTCAAGGGATCAACACGATCGTTGACTTTAAGACATCATCGCGCGTGAAGAAGGAAGAGGACATCGAAGACTACTTCATTCAAGCAACAACATATGCAATGATGTTGGAGGAGATGTTCGAACACAAAATCGTCGTACCGCAATTGGCGATTGTAATGACAGTTGCTGATCATGGTGAGCCTGGTTTATTGTTCGTCAAACAAACATACCCATATCGTTCTAAAGTACGCAAGCTATTCAACGAGTACCATGAGAACAACCCAATGCCAAATTACAACAATCTGTTGACAGAATAATTTGGACAAAGTATAGTGATGGTTATCCTTAGTTGGATATTTTGAAACTTTTATTATGAAGGAATGAGCATGTCAACTACAGTTGCTAAGAGTGAGAAGAAAGCCAAAGCATTTGAAATCTTTGAAGCAAACAAAGAGAAGAAGTCTAGCGATATCGCACGACTGATTCAAGCAGAGCTTGGCATTACGCTCGCCAACGCACAGTACTACGTTACACGCGTTTTCAAGAAGTGATGAGAAGGTCCGGTGAAAGCCGGACCATTTTTTATGAAGATTGTACTAGAATACAACATCCCCGAAGACCAATATGAAATTTGGTGTGCATATAATGCACAACACCTCCACAACACAATTACAGAGATCGAACAACGGTTGCGTGAAGTGCGTAAGTATAGCGCCGATCCCGTCAAGTCGATGAAAGCGATCGAAGACTCGATCAAAGAACTATACGCAATTGCTGGCCATCCTTTGAATGGCTGAGGAAGAATGCTATGAGCTACGCATCCATTGAAAAAACAATAACAGTCGATATTGACGCTGACGATATCACTGAAATTAATAAACATGGTGAGATATCTAAAGATGTTTATGTCGATATCGACCTATGTGACTTTGATGATGATGATATTCGTACTGAATACTTCGAGCGGTTTGATACTGCTATCGAAGAGAGTGATTGGAAACAATTATACGAACAACGTCGATCGTTGCCTGTTGAGGACTTTTTGAAGATCATCGATAATATCATTATGAACAACACAGGTCGAATCTTATGAGCTATAGTTATAGCGACGTCCCGTCAGTCCTAAGACGATTGATGGGCAGAAGTGGTCGCCGGCGGTCGCGCTCGACCATAGCTAGACGCAATCGACAGCGAGTGCTCAAAAAATGGTCTTGGGATGTAAACGACATGGATAAGAGAAAAATGGAACAAAGTAGTAAAGACGTCTTCTTGGGCGCATCAGATGTATCAGACTTTATCGTCAGCGAATTGCATTTCCTGCGCAATGAAGAAAAGCTCGAGACATACCACCGTGAAGTGACGGTACTTGCTCACCGCACTGAGTGGGCAGCATTCATGTTGTCGGGTGATCGTGTTTACCGCATCGTTCAAATGTCTGGCACTAGTGGCATCTTGGTCGACGATCAGAACATTTCGTGGATCTCATACGACATCCAATCGGCATCCATTGTTCTTCGTTTGAATGGTGACAAGAAACGCGTGCTTGAATGGTACGATGCAATCGTTGAACAATTCGAGGAAGTGACTAACACAATCGAGTGGATGTATAGCACTGATGGTCAAAGCATCGAAGTGCCGATCCGTGGCGACCGTAAGCCAATCGAAGAGATGTATCCGTTCCTCGGCGATCGCTCGTTGCCTGAGTACTACTCAGACTTCTTGGAGTCTTCTGCATCGATCTTGTTGTTGATCGGGCCTCCAGGTACTGGTAAGACTACGTTCATTCGTGGTCTGTTGCAGCACGCAGATACAAGCGCAATGGTGACGTATGATGCTGGCATCCTGGCAAAGGATTATATCTTTGCCCAGTTCATCGAGGGTGATAAGAACATCATGGTGATTGAGGATGCTGATAACTTCTTGGGTGCTCGTTCAGATGGCAACGACATGATGCATAAGTTCTTGAATGTCGGTGATGGTTTGGTTACTACCAAGGGCAAGAAGTTGATCTTCTCTACTAACTTGCCATCTATCAAAGACGTCGATTCAGCGCTGATTCGTCCAGGTCGTTGTTTCGACATCTTGCACTTCGGCCAACTCAATGAAGCACAAGCACAAAAGCTCGCTGATAAGTTGGAAGTCAAGCTCGAAATCAAAGACGATGGTAAGTACAGCGTCGCTGACATCTTCCATAAGCAAGTGGAAGCTCCTAAGGCTCCTAAGCGTAAATTAGGGTTCGTATGATTAGCGCGACTGGCTGGACAATCATCCTCCAAGAGGATGCTGACGGCGAATTGATTCTTCCGCTCCCTCCTGAGTTGCTCGAGCAAACGGGATGGGTTGAGGGTGATACTATTATTTGGAATTTGCAGGAAGATGGAAGCGTCTTCTTGTCTAAAAAGCAATGACAGAAGATATTTTGAAGCAGGTGTTTGATGTGATCAAACAAGCTCGCTGCAATAAGTCCGTATACACTACACATGATCAAAGCATCATGCTCAGTGTCAAGGAAGAATTACTCAGCACGCTAAAACAAAAATGGCCGCAAGAAGCGGCCAAATTAGATACTAGTGTGAGCTCGCTGACTATCAGTGGTCGCCCAACCAGCTCTTAAAAGACTTCAACGGAGTTACTTCTTCGTTGGTCTTTTTCTTCTTGGACTTGTCGTTGCTGTGGATCCAAGAAGAAAATGCCTTTGTGCGGCCCCACTTATTACCTTGAGGTAATTTGGTTTTAGTACGAGTTTCTTGTCCAGTATTCTTGTTGATAGACCAATGCAATCCCTTTGCATTCTTGTGGCCTTCTTGAGACATCGCAATTTGTAGCTTTTCAGCATGGGTGTGCTTGTGGCCTTGGAAATTCGACTTTCCAGCCATAGTCTTTGAGATCTTTTTGCGTGTTGCTAAATCCATTGTATTTGTCCAATAGTTGTTGTCAGTTATCCTATATTTAGTATAATTCAGACTATGGAAATTGCATCATCATTACTTCAAGCAGCTTTTGCCACACTCGCGGCTACTACTGTAACTGTAACGGATACTGATTCATATCAGTTTAATCCTAGCATGTCGCAGGTCGAGGGGTGTAAACGAGCAGAAGAAAAGACCAAAGTCCGCCTAATCCAGAAGGTATATGGTCAGGATTTTGGATCTGATTCTACAATGACCTGTCGGGAAACTGATAAGCATCAGTGCTCATCTTTAACTAATATGTATGAGAATTCGCGTGGATATATCCAAGCGATCAAATCGCGCACAGAAAAGGTTGAGGGTTGGACATGTACAGTCAGCATCACTGCAGAAGTCAATGTAATTAAGAAAACCAAATCGAACATCGATGCATCAGCACAACTCGATCGTGTTGTGTACTTGCCGACAGATGCGGCAGATATTACAGTGAAGACCAACACCAAGGGATTGGTTAGTGTATTCCAGTATGATCCAGTCGAAGATGTAGTAACTAAGGTATTCCCAGCAGGTCGAGGAGGCCGCACATGGACATACTTTGACCAGCCGCTCAACGTCCGGGTGTCGTTGCAAGGTCTGCAAGAGCGGGACATGCCATATTACTTCTTTATCACCGTCACCGATGTACCCATCGACATGCTAGACCAATATCGTTTGCACAATTTCTACCAGATGTGGGATAATCAGCCAAACAAAGACAAATCTCTTGTTCGTAAATCGTTTAACATTGCTAGGAGCAAACTGTGAAGAAAATTTTATCATGCCTCGCCCTGATCGCATTAGTCGGTTGTTCATCGACTGGTGTTAAAATTGCAGAAGGCAATAAGACAATCGAAACTACCAAACCACCGACAGTCGACATGCCAGCGTGGTATCTCGAAGTGCCTCGTGAGGATGGTGCGATCTATGCAACAGCGACTGAGACATCCACAGACTTGCAGTTCAGCATTGATCGTGCACTGATGTCCGCTAAGCGCGAGATTGCATTCAAGCTCGAGAATGAAGTTTCTCAAAAGTTCCGCGACTACACTGCTGAGACTGGCAGCGGCGAATCAGAAACAATCACCAAAGACACGGAGCGCCTGACAATTTCCAATTCGAAGTTCGTCAACCTCGTTGGCGTCGAACGTATGCGTACTCATGTTGTACGTGAGGGTAACCGCTACCGTGCATTCGTGATGGTTCGTTATGGTCTGGACGCGTCTAACCGCATCCATGCAAACTACATGGCCAAGCATCGCCAACGTGATGCCCGCGAGCGTCTGGACAAATTTGAGGAAGAACTGAAATCCGAAAAGAATGGAACCCAGCCTACTAAGACCGATACCAGCACGACGCTGCTTGGTCCTCAGATCCAAGACACAGCTGTGCGATCGCAAGTGCAGCGTGTGTATAACGATCCTAATGCTGTTGTAATTCGTGATACGGTGCGCTAATGGTTAAAGAGTTTCATTTTTACTTAGACGCATGGTGGTACTGCAAAGAGCATCGCATTCGAACCAACCTGATCCAGCGCTACGACTGGCGTAGATGGATCGTGGTAGTTCCAAAGAAACGAAAGAAGCCAAATGCAAAGCGGGTTTGAAGACTGGGCACGCACATGCATTAATGAGCTAGTCATCAACACCAACTTGTCGACTAGCCAAATTCGTGAATTGTTTTTGAACGCCTTTCCAGAATATGATTATGTGATGGAAGAGGCTTTGATGGAGAGTGGACATGCTTTGGGAAATTAAGACCGCTGAAAAGAAGAATGCATTTCAACGTACATACTTCGACGTCCCTGCTGGACAGCCTGGTGCGGGCAAGCGATTCGCTATGGACGAGTGGTATCGCTGGGGATGGTGTACTGTGCGGACCGACGTGGAGCCAAAGGCAGACGGCGACGATCCGCATGAGAATCCACTCGATCTAGGCGACTTCGAACTCGAAGACAATAACATGGATGATGGTTGTTCTCTGTCGTTTGATTTTCCAGAGTCGGAGAATTGGACTGAAGAAGAGATTGAATACATCGAGCGTTTGTGGGAACAAGATGGTTGGCTTGCGTTCGAGGAGAATGGTATCGAAGCTGGTGACTGTGATATCCACTACTACGGACCACTCGAAGTGACGTGCATCGACGCGACGCCAGAAAAACCAAAAGCCAAAGGCACTTGGCCATTCTAAGTTTTTGTTGTATAATCGTCGGATTGAATAAGGAGAAACAATGATCGATGCAGTTTATGTTCTTGAGAAAATGGGCCTCAAGCCTGGGATGTCAGTGTCTCGTGCAATCACATCGGTTGGCGTGAAGATTAATGACAGCTCAGATCAGTTGAAAGCTGCAAACCGAATCATTGTTTCTCTTGGCGCAAAGCCAGTCAGCAATGCAGTAATGGCTGACATCTACGCCAAAGCGTTGATCGAACAAGCCGTTCTTCATGGCGAAAATTATGAAGCTGAAGCTGCATCTGCAGTCGCAAGTGCAAAGTACCTCAAGATCGAGCAGACAATGCCCTACGTGCTTGCTGGTAGTGGTGAAAGTACCACGCCAGTGTATGGTACGCCAATTGCAAGTGGCACTAAGAAGCCAAAACAAACGAATGACAAGAAGACTCAAGCTCTTGAAATCTTCAATCGCGAGACCGGTAAGGGGTTGACAAATTCTGTGATTGCGCAGACAATTGCTACTGAGTTGGATATCACATTGTCCAACGCTCAATATTACGTCAACCGTGTCTTTGCAAGGTACTCCAAATGAAAATTCTCGACATCCTCAACACACTCGCTTCAGACAACGGTCGCAATTTCAAGATCGATTACTTGACGAAGCATAAGGACAACCTCCTGCTCACTCAAGTGGTGTTCTTGGCACTCGATACATACACACAATTTTTCATTCGCAAGATCCCTGCATACACACGTGGCCCCGACACTGCGAATCTGAAGTGGGCTCTTGATAAACTGTGTGATCTTTCTGCTCGTACAGTGACAGGCAATGCTGCAATCGCTCATCTTGTGAAGATCTTGGAATCTCTTGAACCAGATGATGCTCAGGTAGTAGAGCGCATCATCGAGAAGGATCTGAAGTGTGGTGTGGCAGCATCCACTGTCAATAAGGTGTGGCCTAACTTGGTCCACGAATACCCATGTATGCTTGCTAGTCCATATGAGGAAAAGCTAGTCAACAAGATTCAGTTTCCTGCATATGCGCAATTGAAAATGGACGGGATGCGATTCAATGCCATCGTCAAAAATGGCAAATGTGAGTTCCGCAGTCGTAATGGTAAATTGATCGACATCCCGTCCGACCTATTCCAGCAACCATTCCTCAATATGCACGAGTACTGGGGTACCGATATGGTATTCGATGGTGAGTTGCTTGTTGTTGATGTCGCTGGCAAGCCGCTCGATCGCAAGACCGGCAATGGCATCTTGAACAAAGCTGTTAAGGGTACGATGTCTGAAGAAGAAGCCGTCAGTGTTCGTGCAACATTGTGGGATGCACTTCCTGTCGAGAACTTTGCAGTTGGTGTGTATAAAGAACAGTACATCGATCGTATCGCTAAGCTGTCCAATGCATTGTCGCATATGCGCAACCAGTCACCTTTTGGTCATTTAGTTGCGTTGGTGAACCATACAGAGGTTCATACTCCTGAAGATGCTACGCGTTTGTTCCTTCAATATCTCAAAAAAGGTGAGGAAGGAATCATCTTGAAAGATCGCTTTGGTATTTGGGAAGATAAGCGCGCCAAGCATCAGATCAAATATAAGGGTGTGTTTGAGTGCGATTTGGTATGTGTTGGCTGGGATGAGGGCACTGGCCAGAACATGGGTCGCCTTGGTGCGTTGCAGCTGGCTTCGTCGTGTGGTAAGCTGACCGTCGGTGTTGGTACTGGCCTTACTGAAGAAGACCGAATCAATATTGGCCGCGATGTGATCGGTAAGGTCGTTGCTGTCGAATTCAACGCAATCATTGACGACAAGAAAAAGGACACTAAGTCGCTATTTCTTCCAGTGTTTTTAGAAGTGCGTGAGGACAAGACCACTGCTGATGCGCTAGAAGACATCCAAACATTCAGTCCAAAGATGTTGTAAGTTTTCGTTTTTGTGGTATAATCATCACATCGAAAGGAAAACACAATGTCTCATACACTGTTTAAAGTCTCTGGCCCTAATACGAAACTCGTATACTATGGCTATGCAAAAACTGGAAACGAACAAGCAACGTTCATGGGTGGTTGTTTGCGTACAGACAATGAAAAGCGTGGCGATGCTCGTTTGCTCGAAGCGAATGATAATGATGCTGCGTCTTTGGAATTCACCATGCTCTGTGAGTATGAGGAAGAATTCGAAGCGTGGACTGCTCGCAACGACAATCGTGCTGCTGATGCATGTTCGATCACTGGTCCAACAATGTTTCCGATCGAAAGCGCTCGCCGTGCTGCCAAAGAGTTCCCAGAAGTACTCAGCGCTTGGAAGCTTCGCATGAAACAAAAGGAAGCGAAGACTGCGTTGGAAGCATACCAGCTTGGTGCATATACGTTCCCTCAAATCAAAGAGTTGAACGCAAAGCATGCTGGTGTGATGAAGCAAATGGAAGTACTAACTCCGTTGGAGTTTGCGAACCTCTATGGAATTTAAGGAGTGGTTGGCGTCGCTGCAGCCACGCAGAGAACATACGCCAGGTGAAGATCTGGCAGATTCTATCGCATTGTTTGTGATATGTGGTCTGCTGTATTTGTGTATATTTCTATAAGGAATCTGTATGTCAGGATGGCGTAAGAATCAAATCGCTGATCAAGTCAATAAGGACAATGTTGTTGACCTCGGCGCGGTGCTGAGAGCGAAGCTTGAGAAGGCTATTGAGGATGAGGAGCGCAAGAGTAAGACTCTTCGTCCAAAGTACATGACTAAACAACAAATCATGGACATTCATCCTCTCGATGTGTATATGAATATACGCAATGGTGAGTGGGCAATCGAAGATTTTGTTGCCTGGGTGGTTGTTTGTGAAAATGCCGCATACATTGCTGGCGCAGAGGATACATTATGAAAACGTTCATCATCGGTACTGTGTTTGGTATTGTTCTGACTACTGTTGGATTCTCAGGCCTTGCTCGAATCTTCGACAATGGTGTCGTCAAAGTCCAACAAGTAACTAAAGAAGCTGCACAATGAAATCTGGAATTGATCTTGAATTGAGCCTGGAACAAACAGGCGTCATCGTGGTGGAAGAACTGAAAGTGACTGTTGAAATCAACAGCACATATGAAGACCAACGATCGAAGGACATCGTCAAAGCAGCTGAGCTATTGCTCAGCTATTACATGACGCCAGACGAACACCGAAAGTATTTGGAACAAAAATCCAGTTGATTTTGTAGTTCGGATCCTATATAATTAACCCACTGCTAGAGATAGACTTTAGCAGACCAACTATTCTAAGGAGCTTAGAATGTCAAAAAAATACGACACTCTCGTCCTCATCGGACGCTTTCAACCATTCCATAACGCTCACCTTGAGATCATCAAGCGTAGCACTGCGCTCTGTAATAAACTGATTGTTATTACAGGCAGCGCAAAACAACCTCGCACATACAAGAATCCGTTCACTAGCTTTGAACGTGAGATAATGATCAAGCGTGCAACTGCAGGTCTCGCGTTGACTATCAATGTCGTCGAAAACATCGACACAATCTACAACGACCAAGCGTGGGCCGTTCGCATCCAATCGATCGTGAATACTCTAGCATGCGATGGGGATAAGATCGGCATCATCGGTCACAAGAAAGATGACAGCTCATTTTACTTGGATATGTTCCCACAATGGGGATATGAGAACGTCGAAGAGATCACACCACTGAGTGCTGTCAACATTCGCGACCTGTACTTCAAGCGCAACTGTAATCTCGAATTCATTCGCGGTGTGGTACCTCAAACCACTTTCGAAATCTTGCTGGACTTCAAGCAAAGCGAAGAGTATGAACAGATCATCCGCGAGCGTGAGTTTGTAGAGAACTACAAGAAGCAGTATGCATCACTCCCATATCCTCCAATCTTCAGTACTGCTGATGCTGTGGTGATCCAATCTGGTCACGTGCTAATGATTCGTCGTCGGGCTGAGCCTGGTAAGGGTTTGTGGGCGCTTCCTGGCGGATACGTCAATGCAAACACCGATAAGAGCGTTGAGGCTGCAATGCTCCGTGAGCTCCGTGAAGAGACAAAGATCAAAGTTCCTGAGCCAGTCCTACGCGGCAACATCGTCCGCAGCAAGGTGTTCGATGCCGTCGATCGTAGTCCTCGTGGCCGCATCATCACTCATGCATTCCACATTCAGTTGCCAGATGGCGAACTACCAAAGGTCAAAGGATCTGATGATGCTGAAAAGGCACGTTGGGTTCCAATTGCTGAAGTGAAGAGCGAAGACTGCTTCGAAGACCACTTTGAAATTCTCCAACACTTCTTGGGAGCTTAAAATGTCAGACGGACTAGATCGTTCGGGGCTAGAATGGTTCAATGAACGTGGCTATTGGGTAATCCGAAAGGTCCCTAATACCAAAGACCAATTCTACGTTGCTAGTATAGCAATTCCACCAGACAATGTTCTGGAAATTTATGGGATACTGTAATGGGATGGACTGATTGGAATTGGATTAACGTCGCGCTTGTCTTCGTGAATGGAGCAGTGGCGTACATTTGTTTCACTGATGAGGATGTTGATCGTTCTTTCGGTGGTTGGGCAAACGTGGTTGCTAGTTCTATGAACGCTGCAATGATTGCAATAAAGGTTTTGTAATGGTACGAATTATCGATGCAACACCACACCAGAGTGTGGTCAAGAAGAAAGTCTGCCGTCACTGTGGCGTGACGTTGGAGTATGTTCCCAATGACATTCAAGAACGACGAGTTACTGATTATGATGGCAGTAGCGAACTGTTCAAGTACATCGAATGTCCTGCTTGTAAAACACACGTTGATGTGAGGTACTAATATGTGGAAAAATGTAAACGTCTTTGAAGATGAAAAAGAGCACGTTAAGAAGTATGTTTTCGAGAAAGACGATATCGCTATCGAGTCCGTTCTTTATCGTTATCCTACTTACGATGAACGCACTGTTCTCTGTATTAGTACCATGTGCGGATGCCCAATGGGTTGTCGCTTCTGTGGAACTGGTGATTATTTTGTTCGTAGTCTTACTGCGGATGAAATTGTAGGCCAAGCTGAATACATTCTCGAAACTCAAATCGGTGGTCTGAATCCTCGCGACATCAAGAAGCTGCAGATCATGGTGATGAGCATGGGCGAACCTGCTTTGAACAAAGCTCTGGAAGAAGCATTTGATCGTTTATATGCAAAGTACCCAAATGCAGCACTGCTGATCAGCTCAAGCGGTCCTAAGGTTAGCTACCAATGGATTATCGAAATGAGCAAACGGATTCCGACTGTCGGTTTGCAATTCAGCATTCACGAGAGTACAGACGAAGCACGCGACAAGTTGATTCCATTTGATAAGAAGTTGAACCTGCAAGAGATTGCTGATGTTGGCGTTCGCTGGCACTTGGATACTGGCCGTAAGCCATATTTCAATTACTGTGCTCACGAAGGTAATGACAAGATCGAAGACGTCCAACGACTACTCAAGTTGTACCACCCACGTATCTGGGAAGCGACTGTCTCTGTCATTTGCGAGCGTGATGCGCATGCTGAAGCAACGAACGACAAGCAACGCAACTTGGCTATTGAATTTGGTAACAAGCTGCTTGCCGAAGGATACAACGTCCGTGTGTTCGATCCAGCTGGTCAGGATACAATCGGTGGTGGTTGTGGCCAGTTGTGGTATGTTCAAGACTGGATGAAGGATCATCCTGAGCATGTCAAGCCATCTGTTGGTTGTGGTATGCAAAAGGTCCATACACCAAAAGAATGGAACGTATGAAGTTTTTGATCCAATACAATCTAATGGCAGAGTCACAACTCGAAGCAGTTAAGTCTGCAGCTCTGCCATATCCTCACCAGTATGTTGGTGTGATTCCGTTTTCAAATGAGATCACAACAGCAGAAGGTGAAGAGATTGTTGGTACTGATTACATTCCATATGGGTCGACTCTGATGTCGACGATTGGTTTAGATTTGGGATGGAAGGGATTGTACTTCGATCTTGAGCAGTTCAATTACGAAGCTGCGGTCGCTAATCGGGATGATATGCTGAATGATGGTGCTATTATGACAGTCGAAGAGACTATCGACTTCATGCGCGCCAGCACTCAAGAACAATGGTTCATCCGTCCTTCGCTCGATCTGAAGCATTTTGCTGGGCAGGTAATTGAACGCATAGAGTGTGTGAAGTGGTTAACACAAGCACTCAGTTGTTCATCATCTGAGACGAAACGGATGTACAAAGACATGAAGATTGTCGTTGCAACACCACAAAACATTCAAGCCGAGTGGCGTTGGTTTGTGGTCGGAGGCAAAGTGGTTGATGGGTCAATGTACCGCTCACATGGTCAATTGATCAAACAGCATGAGACTGATCCAAAAGTAATCGCTGAAGCACAAACGTTCGCCGACAAGTGGTCGCCAAACCGAAACGTCGTGATGGACTTGGCACTTGTTGATAATGAATTGAAGGTAATTGAATTCAACTGTATCAACTGCAGTGGGTTCTACAATCACGATGTTCGTAAAATATTCGATGCACTGTATATGGAGAGTACAAAATGCTAAAGCATGTAAAAGGTAACTTACTCGATCTAGCTGAGGCTGGTCATTTTGATGTGGTCGTTCAAGGCTGCAATTGCTTCAACGCAATGGGTGGAGGGATCGCACGTGAGATTCGTGAACGCTATCCTCACGTTGCTAAGGTAGACTCTAATACTGTCCGCGGCGCATACAATAAACTAGGCAACTGGACAAACGAACTGGTCATTCTCAAGAACGGCACAGTTTGCTTCGATGTCATTAATGCATACACTCAATACAACATGAGTACTGGTCAAGATGTATTTGAATATGCAGCGTTCGAATTAATTCTCCAAAAGCTACTATACACATATGGGGACAAGCGGATCGGATTTCCATTCATCGGTATGGGTCTTGCCCGTGGCGATAAACAACGAATCATCGGACTGCTTGAATGGTTCGCTGATGAAATCGAGAAGCGTGGCGGTAGTGCGACGCTAGTGGAATTTCAACCATGAACATGATCAAATCCCCAAACGAGTACACCACTCGCAATAAATTCTCAATCTTCCTTGCTGGGTCGATTGAGATGGGTATGGCGGTAGATTGGCAACAGTCGATTGCCGATGCGCTATACGACATTGATGGAGTACAGCTATTGAATCCACGACGTGATGATTGGGATTCTAGCTGGGCGCAGACAATCGAGAATCCACAATTCGCTGAGCAAGTGAGATGGGAGCTGACAGCGCTCGAGAAATCTGACTTGATCATCTATTACTTTGCACCAGGTACGCAAAGTCCAATCTCGTTGCTTGAGTTGGGGCTCTATGCAAACCACACGAAGAACATCTGGGTATGTTGTCCAGAAGGATTCTGGCGTAAGGGCAATATCGAGATCGTATGTCAACGATACATGATTCCGTTCTTCGATGATTTTGACCACATGGTGGACGATCTGAGGTACTATCTTCCGATTTGGACGGAAGATGACTACGAGCAGTTGACATAACAATGGGGTTATGCTATACTGCAATCAAGCCCTCGCGATAGACGCGAGGCATTTTAACTGTTAAGGAGATTAACATGAAACTGAGCAAAAATATCTTATTGAACACAGACAGCTACAAAGTGTCAATGTGGAAGCAATACCCTGTTGGAACAACTGGCGTATTTTCTTACATCGAATCGCGTGGCGGTCGATACGATCAAACAGTGATGTTTGGTCTGCAAGCGTTCATCAAGGAGTACTTACTTGACCCCATTACACAGTCCGACATCGATATCGCCGAAGAGATTCTTCTCGCACACGGAGAGCCATTTAATCGTAGCGGCTGGCAGTATATCCTCGACAAGCACGACGGATATCTCCCCGTCATCATCCGAGCAGTCCCCGAGGGTACTGTGGTACCGGTTAAGAATGTCCTCGCAACCATCGAGAACACAGATCCCAACGTACCGTGGCTGACTACATGGCTCGAGACTCCTTTGCTTCGTGCAATTTGGTATCCAACTACTGTGGCAACACAGAGCTGGTCGATTCGCAAAGTGATTTTGGATTATTTGGAGAAGACTGGTGACCCTGCTCTTATCGATTTTAAGTTACACGACTTTGGTGCTCGCGGTGTTAGTTCCCTTGAGTCCGCTGGCATTGGCGGCGCCGCGCACCTCGTTAATTTCATGGGTACCGATACTGTTACCGGTTTGTTGTATGCTCGTGAGTATTACAACGCTGGTATTAGTGGGTTTTCAATTCCTGCAGCCGAACACAGCACAATCACAAGCTGGGGTCGTGAAGGAGAAGTCGATGCCTACCGAAACATGCTTACAAATTTCGCTCGGCCCGGGTCCATTGTTGCAGTCGTTTCCGACAGCTACGATGTATTCAATGCCGCTAGCAAATTGTGGGGAGAAGAGCTCCGTCAGCAAGTGATTGATAGCGGTGCTACTGTCGTGATTCGTCCTGATAGTGGTGACCCTGTTGAAGTTAACCGCAAGTTGATTGAGATCTTAGGAGAAAAGTTTGGATACACTACAAACGCCAAAGGATTCAAAGTCCTCAATAATGTTCGCCTCATCCAGGGGGACGGTGTCAATGAGTTATCCATCCGCAGTATCCTTGGGGCACTCATGGCAATGGGATGGTCAGCAGATAACATTGCATTCGGTATGGGCGGTGCCTTGCTCCAGCAAGTCGACCGAGATACCCAGAAGTTCGCAATGAAGTGTTCTTCTGCCAAGATTAATGACGTATGGGTCGATGTACAAAAAGATCCAATCACTGATAGTGGTAAGAAGTCGAAGGCAGGCCGAGTTACTCTTTGGAAGAGTGGCGGCGAATGGATCAGTAGCGTCGAAAAGCCAGCTGGCTGGCACGACAAGGCAACTGGTGAGTTCGTCGAAGTACTGGAAACAGTATACGCTAACGGAAAGTTGATTAACGAATATACATTCGACAACATCCGAGCAAGAGCTCGCAAATAAGGGAAGGCCACTCCGGTGGCCTTTTTCTTTGGACTGTTGTATAATTGTTCCTATCAACTTAGGAATAACATCATGTTCAAATGGCCTTGGAAACGCGAACGACGAATTGCTTTTATTGATGGTGACCAATCATTGCCAGAAGTACTCAGAGCATACAACAAACACATCGTCGGTACAAACACAGAAACGCACCTCGTGCGCCTAATAACACCACAAGCGAATGGCAGAAATAACGAGCCTCGTATTCTTCGCGACATCGTGGGGATCAACAAGATCTACCTTGGCGGATTCTCAACTGGCAAGGAAGTGACCGATAAGTTCATCGGTGCTTACATTCAGAAAGCAGTCACAGATGGGTATACCCATATCTCTGTTGTGTCTAGTGATTATGATTTCATCGATATCTTCAAGATGGCAGCGATGGTCGATGATCGTGCTAAAAAGTTGACGTTTCGAATGATTGTCACTTCGCAGCGAAGCCCCAAGCTGAATGAAATGCCTGATCGTTTAATGAACATTGAAGTAGTGAGAGATTAAATGGAATACACATTAGTAATTTGGACAGTCGTTGCTGCGTTCGGTACAGGAGCTGGCACATACAAGCCGCAAGAGTATCGCGATTGGCGACCGATAGCCGTTTTCAATAATGGTGGTGCTCAATCGTTGCATCATTGTCACGCAGCTGCTGAACAATTGAAGCTGCAAAAATTTGAATGTATCAGAACCAAGTGAAGGAAAGAAAATGCGTAAACTTGCATCCATTCGTCGCATTGACGAACTGAACCCTATTGAGGGTGCCGACAAAATTGAAGTGGCCACTGTTGGTGGTTGGAAGGTCGTGTGCCAAAAAGGTCTCTACGTGGTTGGCGATCTTGCTGTATACTTTGAAATCGATTCGTTTATCCCAACGGCCGTCGCTCCGTTCCTAACAAAGGAAGGTCACTATCCGAAGGTGTTTGAAAGAGTCGAGGGCGAACGTTTGAAGACAATCAAGCTGCGTGGCCAGTTGTCTCAAGGTTTGCTGATTCCGTTGAAAGAGATTGTGCCACTCTTCCCTGATAGCGAGTTCGATGAAGGTCAGGAGCTGATGGAGTTCTTCCGAGAAGATGCCGACATGACTGAATTTCTCGGTATCCTGAAATGGGAGAAGGCAATTCCTGCTCAGCTCGCTGGTATTTCTCGTGGCAACTTTCCAACTTTGATTCCAAAGACTGACCAAGAGCGTGTGCAAAACTTGAAGAAAGAGATTGCTGCTGCTCAAGGACAAGTATACGAAGTAACGGAGAAGCTGGAAGGCTCTTCGATGACTTGCTATGTGATTGATGGTGAGTTCGGAGTGTGCTCCCGTAACCTCAACCTCAAGGAAACTGAGGGCAACTCATTCTGGATTGCAGCTCGCGACAATGACCTTGAGCAAAAGATGCTTGCTCGTCAGTATGACTTCGCAATCCAAGGTGAGTTGATTGGTCCTGGAGTTCAAGGTAACATCTACAAATTGACAAAGCCTGAGTTCTATGTGTTTGACATCTATGATGTTAAGGACGGCGAGTATATGAATCCAGCTGCACGTCGCCAACTGGTCGAGTCTCTTGGCCTGAAGCATGTGCCGATTCTGGACGATATGTATGTCCTTAACGATGATGTAGAACAACTGTTGACATTGGCTGAAGGCAAGTCTAGAATGTTTGATACGGAACGAGAAGGCATCGTGTTCAAACAGAATGACGGTGGCATGACGTTCAAAGCGATCTCGAACAAGTACCTATTGAACGAGAAGTGATTTAAGTTTTCTCCCCTTTGCGCCGGCTTGACCGGCGTTCTTTTTATGAACAATCCACTAATATTCATCACAGATATGCTCGCTGCAGCAAAGAAGTCCTATCAGGCTGCTGTGGAAGAGCGCAAGAAGAGAGAGCATAACGCTGAGCGTAAGCGGATCGCCAAGCACTTCAACAACTACTACACATACCGCCACCGTTTCGACACATCAAGCGACGAACGGCTGGACGGAACAGGGATGTGGGGCTTCACGCCAAAAAAAGGAAATGCGTGGATGTGTCCAACGTGCAATAAGATCCACTTGGCATCGAGCTGTAGTGCATTTTCCGGTCTGCAGTATCCACATTGCTGTGAGTATAGATCACACCACAGGCTATACAACGACATCAGAACGCAATGACGCCGCTATCGGAACACCTCAAGCAACGACACTTGGACATCGATCTCCACCGTCCAGTGATAGACGAGGTGGATAGAATTGCTACGTTCTATTTGTGGAACCTTAGTGGTGCGCTGGTGGGGTTCCAACAATATCGTCCAGAGGGCGAAAAGAAGATCAACAATAACCCCAAAGAAGGCAAGTACTACACCTATAAGAAGCAACCTACGATTGCTGTATGGGGCGTAGAATCGCTTTACCTTTCCTCGCACGTTGTGTTTATTACGGAAGGTGTGTTTGACGCTGCTAGGCTAACTGAACGAGGATATAGCGCGCTAGCAATGCTGACGAACAATCCAACTGCAGATTATCGTAACTGGTTGACGTTCTTGAATAGGACTGTCGTTGCAGTATGCGACAATGATAAAGCTGGTAGGAAATTAGCAGCGTTCGGTGATGTTGTAATTTTTACCGAAGATAAAGATCTTGGCGATAGTGATGATGAATATGTCACTAATTTGCTATTGCCATATAAACTGTACTAAAGGATAATGTGATTATGAAAACATTTATTACATCAGACATTCACTTCGGACATAAGAACATTATGAGCTTTTGTCCAGTATCGCGTGCTCGCTTCAAGGGCGACGTGGACTATATGAACGCTCAGATCATCCAAGACTGGAATAACATGATTGGCCCAGACGACTTGGTGTACATCTTGGGTGACGTTGCATTCTGCTCATGGGAAAAGGCAGTTGGTTTCTTGCGTTCGATGAATGGTCGCAAGATTTTGATCAAGGGCAACCATGACAGCAAGCTCGTTAAGAGTCCAGAGTTCGTTGCCTGCTTCGAAAGCATTCACGACTACTTGACAATTACATATAACGGTACTCGGGTATCGATGTTCCACTACCCGATCGCTGAGTGGGATCAGATGCACCGAGGTGCTGTCCACTTCTACGGTCACTTGCATGGTGGCACTAGCGGATTGGAAAAGTACCGAGCAATCGATGTTGGTATGGATGGCAATATGTGCTACCCACACGACATGGATGTTGCTGTGGCAATGGCATTGAAGGGCGACATCAAAAAGCACCACGACAAATATGGGAACTAACATGAGCAAATTGAAATGCATTCAATTGGTTGGCGTGCCTGGATCAGGAAAGTCAACATGGATCAAAACACAAACAATGATCGACAACTTCGTTGTTGCGTCTACTGATAACTTCGTTGAGCAGCATGCTGCTAAAGAAGGCAAGACGTATAATGAAGTGTTCAAGGACTACATGCCGATCGCTGTGAGGTTGATGGCAAACCAAGTGTTGATTGCGCAAGCGAACAACAAGAACATCATTTGGGATCAAACGTCAATGAGCGTTGCATCTCGTAAGAAGAAGTTCAACACAATTCCCAACTACGAACACATCGCTGTTGTGTTCCCCGTTCCTGGTGAGGAAGAGTTGGCACGTCGGTTGGCAAGCCGTCCAGGAAAGTTGATTCCAGATCATGTTATGAAAAGCATGATTGACAGCTTCGAGATGCCGACTCTTGAAGAAGGGTTCACTGAAGTTCACGTTTTGCTGTAAGGAGTATCGAAATGGTAGTATTTCCAAAAGAGTTCGTTGCGATTCGTTATCCAGGCTACTTCTGGCACACGGTCGAGAAGCGTTTGTACACAATCAAAGTGTCTGGTGAACTCCGTCCATTGAAATTCTGCCGTGGTGGTACATTCTATGGCAAAACAATTGAGCCTGGTTATCGCGTAAGCGTTCAAGGTGTACGTAAGAAAGTATCGATGTCCTATCTGGGCAGCATTGGCGACTCGTGGGTGCAACAAGAGATTCCATATGAAAGTTAATTCAGAATCGTTAAAGAAGTTCGTTGAAGAAAATCCAAAGCTGGTCTCTCGTCGACCAGCCGGCGATGGCATTTACGTCCTGAAATACAAAAAGACTGTATTCTATGATGGTTTGTGGAACGATTACTTAGAAGAGTGTCGTGGTATGATTGTGGATGAAGATTACAACATCGTGTCATACCCATTCACGAAGGTATACAACTATGGCGTAGAAGCGAAGTCGCCTGTGTTGGATGGCAGCACGAAGATCAAGGCATACCGTAAAGTTAATGGCTTTATGGTCGCTGTAACGTGGCATAAAGACGATATCCTTGTGTCAACTACAGGATCGACGGACTCCGATTATGTAAAAATGGCTCGTGAGTTTATCGATCGTGATTTGGATCTATACCGTGCTTGGTGTAAGGAATATTCGACATACACATTCATGTTTGAGTGTGTCCATAAGGATGATCCGCACATCATTCCAGAAGTGGAAGGGATGTATTTGCTAGGACACCGTCCAAAGTTCTTTGGTTCGCCAATTGGTGTGTCTGACGACATGCACAAGGCATTCAACTGCCATTCGGTTGAAGCAATTGAGTGTACGTTAGATACACTACGTTCGTTGGCTAAGACGGTGAGGCACGAAGGGTTCGTATTCTATACGTTGGACGGCATGATAGGCTCTAAGATCAAGAGTCCACATTACCTAGTGTCTAAGTTTGTTGCTCGTAATCCACGAACTGACAAATTGATGCGTCCAGATGTGAAGAAGTCGCTCGATGAGGAGTATTATCCATTAATCGATGCCATCCAAGCGAACATCGATGCATATACTGCTATGGACGAACAGACGCGACTATCGTGGGTGAGGGAGTTTCTTTCAGCTCAATGAGGATTCTTCTAGCAAGAGCGTTTCGCGATGCTTTGCTAGGGGAGCCAAGAATCACGATGATGTGTTCGTTGGTCGTCATTGCGATACACCAACCTGCAGCATTAGTGAATCCAGTCTTTGACCCAGTAATATGGGTAAACTCCTTTAACAGAGCATAGTTGGTATTTTGAATGAGGGCCAGATGAGCCCTCTTTCCTTTGGGCTCTATAACTTGGACAGTGGGCGCTGCTGCCGCTCTTATTTCTGCATACTTGGTAGCATGTGCTATTAGGACAGCGATGTCGACTGCTGTAGAAGTGTTCATGCCGAGCCCAGATGGATCGACGAACTTTGTATCATTCATTCCAAGCTGCTTTGCTTTGAAATTCATCAGATGGATGAATTGTGGTCTGCCATAGATTGCAGCCAGCTTCTCAGCGGATTTGTTGTTGCTTTGTACGAGCATCGTGTCGATTAAGTAGCGATCATCGATGCCAAGTTCGATTGCTATGATTGCCGTCATCAGCTTCGTGATACTAGCTAGCGGACGTTGTGATGATTCATCTTGCTTCGCTACTACCCGACTGTGCTTCATATCAAACACAAACACAGACTCCTTAGCGAACGCTGGTGCCGCAAGCAGCAATAGGATGAGTAGCAGTTTCTTCATATATTAGTACCCCGTTTATGTCCTCCCACCTGGCGTAGTGGGATGTAGTAGGACGGGGTCACTCCTTTACCACTTATAACGATAACGTCCTAAGGTAGTGGTAATTGTTTGTTCTTTCGGTTCTTCGATTCTTTATGAGAAACAGGAACATACGCCCATGTATGTATGGGTCCAGTTTTATCCATCGAGTCATATTCAGTTTTCGGAATGCGACTGCTGTTTCCATCGACGTCGGTCACGCTAACTGTGCCAGATGTTTGCTTAAAGTCCCAACGGGGATGCTTAGAATGCTCAGCTCTGCGCTCAGCTGTCCAATATGCTTTATTGAAGTCGCTGTGAGCTTGTTTTCTTTGCTCATCCCACACAGGAGTAGGAGGTTCGCCGCGCAGCACTTTATTTGCAAGTATGCCGCCAGAATCTATACCTTTCCGCCCATATCGTAGAATATAATATTCTTCTCTATTATATGCTAGTCGTTCATCGTCGATATCAGACTCAAGTTCTACAATACGCGGCTCATTCCCAGCAGCACATAAATTGCGTATCTTCAGATGCTTGTCTACATTATCAGTAGTTTCGATGGTTTCTCGTAGATGCTTGAATTTCCGGTCACCCCTACCCTTTCCGATGTAAAATGGTAGGTCGGTATTCGGATCGATGTAAGCGTATATGTAGTACATGCCTTTATTTATAAAACACCAATCTTCAAGGTAGGTGTGTTTATAGTGCAATCTGCGACACAGTCATAATTACAGACGGAATTGCAGGACAGAAGGCAGTTGCTGCAGGAGCCGTTATGAACGCTCCAAGGTCACTGACAGCCCACATAAGCTCAAAGTAATCGTTGGTGTTCATCGATACTTGGAAGTTCCAAGATGGAACCTTATACTCTTCGTTACCTGTAATGGTGAGTCTCGATGCTGTGTTGGGAATATCAGCGCCATTCTTTCTCGCCCATATGTATATTTCCTTTTTAGATGCTGTTTGCGAGGTAACTTGCAATGAAAACTTATAGTCGTAGAATCCAGACGCTTCTGCTACTATTCTCGTTTCATTGATGATGTGGTGTCCATTAGAGATGTCAGGAGTGCGCATCTTCACAGCATATGGAGTGTTTATTACGGCTGCTGTCTGGCTGAGTACATCTAAGAAAGTTCCATAATACAAACGTGGATATATCGTTGGGCGAACCAGTAATATACCATCCCCACTACCTACATGGAGTACAGCAGCAATGCTTACTACTATATTTGGTGCATATGGTTTGACCTTTGTTAGTTTGCCAGCCATAGTCGGGTGGACGTAGAGCAAGTCGCCCTTTACCCACACCTCTCCAACGCTCGAGCCAGTCGTATCCATATCATGGACTTTACCGTTCCATGTAGCACGACCAGTGGTATTGTTTGGTAAATCGTTTGTCAATACGCCAACAGTATACAATCCATGCACAGTACCGTTAGCGATGTGTGGGACTACGATCGGTTCGTGTGCATTAGCTTCATATACGCCAGCAAACCTAACAACAGTACCATTAGGCATAGTATTACCGCTCTCGTTGCGGACGCGTATGTAGTGCTCCAGACCTGTTTGTAATGTGGATCCATCAGCGTGGTGAATGTCCAAACAATCCTCATCAGGATTCCAAGCAACTTGACCTGCAACAAGACTGACGTCTGGTCCTATAGTATTGTATCTTGTTGTCTTGATTGGTCCTATATCTTCGGTGAACTGTACTTTCTTAGTCGCAGCGTCATATTCCAATACCCAGTTATCATTTGTGGTATTCATTGTGCCACGATTAACATCATCGAGATAGCGGAATAGTACCTCACCGCCGCCAGGGCCAGCCATGCTGATCTTGCTTACCCAGCCTTCAAGCAACTTTAACTTGTTTTGGATTGCCTGGATGTCTCTTCCTGTAGCAGCGGGTTCTGGTTGTATGAACATCGAAGGTGCAGTTGTGTCTGTCAGTCTCTTTGCTGCCGCTGCTGCTAGCGTTGAGGTTTCTGGTGGAGCTAGTATAGCTGACTTCTCGACCAACTCATCGAACTGTTGATCCTCAACCACTTCTTCAGTTATAGTCACTTGTCGATCATCGGATTCCGGCTTTATGGATTCAATATGTTCTAGGACATTAGTGAAGCGGTCGAGCAGTGCCTGCTCTTCTTCTGTTTTCTTCTTGTCTTCTGCGACGAGCTTATTGATGTCCTTAGCGAGGTCTGTGAACAGCGATTTGAACGCATTCTTACGTTCTTCTTGCATTGCAAGCTGTCTATCCTCTTTCAGCTGCTCTGCAGCGATTTGGTCATAGATTGACTGCTCAGTTTGTACACCGAGCTTTTCATTCATCTTGACTATTAATCGTAATTCTTTTAGCTTATTCATAGCAATTATTTATCTGTTGCCAAACACACTGGTCTACGATACAATTATTCCCATCACTAAATCAAGGAGTTTTCAATGTTTTTTTTCAATTGCCGCGCAGAGCTTGATCAAGCGTTGTACGAAAACAAATGTCTTAAAGAGAAGGTCGAGCGCCTCGAGAACCGAATCATCCAGATCAATAAAGATCTCGCTGATGCTGAGAAGGCTGATGTCGCCTCATCGACGTTCACGATCGATTTCAACAAGATGGATGTGTTCTCAATCGAACGCCACATCAAGGGCGACAAAGCTGTGACTATCGTTGGTCACTTCTTACAAGAGCCTGTCAAAGTAAACAACGACGTCTTCACGTTGAATAAAATCACACGCGAATGGAATTTGTCGTGCAGCCAAGAACAGCACGAGCGCTTGGTCAAAGACTTCGCTGAATTCAAGAAGAAGCAAAAATGATTAGAATGATCCTGACCTTCGTGGTCCTGTTTGGTTGTTTCTTCTTCGGAATCAACGCAGTACGCCACATGAGTGGCAAAGACCAACTTGAGTTGGCAAAGCTGATTGCATACAGTACAATGTGCTCTGTGCTTACGGTAATGGTCCTTATCGGATTCGTTATCTTGTTTTAACAACCTTAAAAGGTACTTTATGAAAATCTTGGCTCTGATTCTCGCTGCAGCAGCATTGACTGCTTGTGGTAAGATTGATCGCACGATCGCTAGCTTTACTGGCGATGCATCGAAGACGTGCGTTGACGGTGTTACGTATCTCCAGTTCACATCTGGTGCTGCTCCTCAATACACAATTGACGGCAAACTTGTTTCTTGCAAATGAAAGGCAATCAAATGAAACGACTGTTTATCTTGGCTACGATTTTGTTCGGGGTCTTCCTGACAGGTTGTACTCGAATTGAATCTGGTACTGTCGGCTTGCGAGTCGATATGTCACGACAAATCCAAGGGGTTGAATTGCAACCTGGTTCTTGGAATCAAACTCTGATCGGTAGCGTGCTTGAATTCCAAGTTCGTTCGATCCCTACTGGTTGGGAAAATCTGCGACCACAAACTGCTGATAACTCAACTCTGAAAGACTTCGATATCAATATCATCTATGAAGTCAATCCAGCTTCAGTGTCTGAATTGTGGACAAATCAATCACGTTCATTCCACACATACGAACATGGTGACTGGATGCTGATGCGCAACTATATGTCTCAAGCATTGAACTCTGCTACTGCAAAAGCAGTACGTAAGTACAAAGCGCTGGAAGTTGCTGACCGTCGCAGCGATATCGAAAAAGATGTCCACGATATCTTGATGGATATGCTGAAAGAAGAAAAGCTCGAAAAGGCTTTGACTGTCAGCCAAGTCCGTGTGACGAATGCTACACCAGCAGACGACATCGTCGCATCCGCTAACGCTGCAGTTCGTGCTCAGAACGATCTGCGAACAAAGCAAATTGAAGTTGATATTGCGAAGCAAGAAGCTATCCGTATCCAAACTTTGAACAGCAACTCACAAGCTATTCCATACATGAACGCAATGGCTCAGATGGAAATCGCTAAAGCTATTCGCGAAGGTAAGGTTAACACAGTCGTCATCCCTCAAGACTTCAAAGGTCTTGTGAACGTCAAGTAAACAACAACGAGGTCGATATGAATCAAAATGTATTCCGTGCGGTATTTGGTCTGGGGGCAGTTGCAATTCTTGCAATCCTTGCTCCAATCATCTGGGCCGCGGCAAGCGCTGGCGTTGGACTGATTGCACTCGGTGTTATCGGCCTCGTTGGTATGGGCTTCATCCAAGCAATCCCATTGTTTGGACAGAAGATCGAAAACCGAATCCTTAAAGCTCGCAAGGCTGAGGCTCGTGAGAATCCAATCGAACAGTTGCAAAACTTCTTGCGCCAAAAGGCTCAACAAGTTGCAGACTTCAAGACTGCAGTGACGTCGATTAACGCTCAGATCAAATCGTTGCAAGACATGGTTGCGCAACGTAAGAAGGAACGTCCTAGTTATGATGCATCTGCGCAAGAGAAGTCAATCCAAGCGATGATCGAAGCGTACAATGCATTGAAACAAAAGTACATCAACGCCGAAAACGCTCTTGCTGAATTGAAAATTGCAATTCAAGACAAGGAATTTGAATGGAAGTTTAGCCAAGCTGGCCAAGCAGCAATGCAAAGCCTGAGTGCTTCGTCTGGTAAGGACTTGATGGAAGCGATGTTGGCTGACGAAGCATTGAGCTCTGTAACATCCAACTTCAACCAAGTGTTTGCTGAGTTGGAAATGGAAGCGCAAAATCTGACCAGCGCAAAGCAACTGAGCTTTGATTCTGGAATGACAATTGATGTCTCTGCAATTAACTTGACTACAAAGGTGCCAGCATGAAAGTATTGAAACCATTCTTGGTATTCTGGTTGATGGTTGCTCTGTCGATCGCTGCATTCGCAAAAGGTGGTGGCGGCGGTGGAGGCCACGGCGGAGGCGGTGGCCATGCAAGCAGCGGTCATGCTAGTAGCAGCCACGCGACATCTACTGCAAAGGCGGCACCTGCACCCGTGGTGGCTCCAGTCGTAGTACAACCAGCCCGTCCAACTCCGGTTGTCGTTCCACCAGCACGTGGTGGACAATCGGAAGAAGAAAAACGCAAGAAGCAACAAGCAAAGTAAAGGTGTAGCATGGACTTCTATAAAGTGTTAAAATATGCGCTGTCGGTAGTGTTCATCATTATCGTCGGCCTAGCGATGGTAAGCGTCGATGATGGCGCATCGCAACCAGTTTCTCAACAACCTCAAACCAAGTTCAACTTCTAAGGAACAAACATGAAAAAGTATGTAATTGCAACATTGCTCGCTTTGAGCACACTTGGTGCATATGCCGCACCAGCCAACGACGCTCCTGCCGCTGATTGCGAAGGTGTTAAGTTCGCGACCGGTCCTAAGGGCAAAGGCTACTCCACTCTGTATGCAGACTTGAATAAGCTGCTTGGTGGCAAGGTCGCGATGTGTGAATTGAACACAACTGGTGGTCTGGACAACTTGAACGCATTGTCGACCAAAGATGCTGACATCGGCATCGTTCAAATCGATACATGGAACGACATGAAGAATGGCGACGAGAACATCGCCAACCTGCAAGCAGTGATGCCATTGAATAGCAACTACTTGCACATCGTTACATCAGTTAATGGTATCCAAGGCGAAAAGAAATTCGGCTTGATCAAAGGCGATGTCAAGATGATCAACCGCTTCAGCGATCTTCGCGGTCAACGAGTAGCAGTTGTTGGTTCTGCCCAATTGCTTGGCCGTAAGCTCGAGAAATCTGTTGGCTATGGCATGCAATTCATCGACTCTAAGTCTGATGCAGAAGCATTCGACATGGTCCGCAAAGGTCAAGTTGCGGCAGCAATGACAGTTAGCGGCTGGCCTTCTGGCACTGTTAAGCAATTGAGCCAAGCTGATGGTCTGACTCTGGTGCCATTTGATGCTCCTATCGGTGAGCCATACAAAGTGAAAGCGTTGAACTACAAGAACATCGCTGTGTATAACAACAACTCACTAGCAATCCCCAACGTGTTGGTTTCTCGTTCATTCTCTGGTCAACGTGCAGCAAATGTTGCAGCAATCCAAGCTGGCATCGTACGTAACCTGACTGAGCTGAAAGAAGGCAACTACCAACCAGCTTGGAACGAAGTCAACCCGAATGCAGCCATCAACGGTATGGCTAAGTTCAAAGCAAAGTAAGATAACCCCCGCAGTGTGCGTAAGGGCAACGTCAATAAGTCCCTTCCGATAATATGCAAGAAATCTTAATCTCAATTGGTCTGATCACGTTTGCAATCGTATTCGTGATTTCCGCATATAAGTCAGTCGCTAAGCTGACTGAACAACACAACCAAAGCACAAGAGCAGAATAACATGGAACAAAAAGTGAAACGTGGCTTCAAGCGCAAGACGATCGAACAAACAATCCGCAACAAAATGAAGGGTTGGTTCGCATCGATTGACGATATCGAGTTGCGCGATGAATTGAAGAAGCACTACATCGTCACTGGTGGCGCAATCACTTCGATGTTGCTTGGTGATTTGCCTAACGACTACGATGTGTATATCGATAATGTCGACACAGCAGCAAAGCTCGCAAACTACTACGTCAGCCGTTTGCCGTCGTCTGACAACGAATGCACGAAGACTCCAATCGTTTCTGTTCCACCAGAAGGTGGTCGTGTCGAGATTAAGGTCCAATCTGCTGGCATTGCTGGTGAAGAAATCGACCAAGATGGATATGAGTACTTCGAGATGTATCCAGACGCGACTAGTCGCACCATGGCATACTTGGAAGGCGCTGCAGCGAAGAGTACAGGCAAATACACTGCACTTGCAATCACGACAAACGCAATCACGTTGTCTGACCAAGTTCAAGTGATCTTGCGGTTCGTTGGTCCTGCAAATGAGATCCACAAGAACTATGACTTTGTCCACACGACAAACTACTTCACTGAAGGAGAAGGTGTTGTGTTCCAACAGGACGCATTGGAATCTATCCTTGCTCGTGAATTGAAGTATGTTGGTAGCCGCTATCCAATCTGCTCGTTGTTCCGTATCAAGAAGTTCATCAAGCGTGGTTGGACAATCACTGCTGGTGAAATGTTGAAGATCGCATATGATATTGCAAAGCTCGACCTCAACAATCCAGTCGTTCTCCAAGATCAATTGACTGGCGTTGATGCTGCATACTTCAACCAGATCCTTCGATTGATCAAAGAAGAGAACAAACCGATCGAACGTACATACTTGTTCGAATTGATTAACCGTGTATTCGATGAAGATGACGACATCGATGCAGCTGCAGAAGGAACGACAGATGTTCAATAAGAATCTAGCCCCGATCGTCGACTTGATGATCAATTCATTAGGCGAGCATAGTGATCAGTTCCGTGCTCAATTTGGTCGCGATCAATACTCGTCGTTCATCCGTGAATATCGGACGATCGATCTCCGCGTGCCTCGTCAAACGGGCAAGTCGACAATCCTAATCAACAAGATGGTGGAGCAGTCATCTATTATGTTCGTTCATAACGCTGCGGCTCGTGAACGTCTGCGTCCGTTCGAACATATTTGGGGAAGCAATGTCCATGCTCGTCCAGAGTTGGATTACCTCGATCGCATCCGAGCGAAGTATTATTCTAGACTTGAACTGCAGTTTGAATGTTTGATGGTAGATGAACCTGCCTTCTACACTAAAGCGCAGGAAAGCAACTTGAACGAATTCATCGACTTCTTACACGGCCGTCAATTGGTCACAGATAACTTTTACGTATTGAAGCTCGGCACATGAACATTTCCTTAGACTACGACAACACATATACACGTGATCCTGTGATGTGGGATGCGATCGTCGATATGATGAAGCGATATGGTCATACTGTGTATGTTGTCACGATGCGCTATCCGAGCGAAGGTGCAGAGGTAGAGAAGTATCTTGCCGATAAGGTCGAGCGAATCATCTACACATCACGCAAAGGTAAAATGGACTATGTCCAGCAACAGTTGCTGTCTATCGACATTTGGATTGATGATATGCCTTGGTTCATTGTTAATGACGCGAAGTGTTAATGAAGTATTATTACTACTGTAATTGCTGGGACTTCAATGCTGAGGATATCAACATCGATGACTGCTACGACATCGAGCATGATAAGTGCGAAGATGAGTGGGAGTATGAGTGGCTGGTAGAGAAGTGTGCTGAAGACTATCATAGTAACCATGATGGGTGGGAACATCGGTCATGGCCCAATGGTACTCTTCCATTCTTCTTATTTGATAGCGAAATGAACTTGATTGGTGTGTATAATGTTGCGCTCGAATTCGAGCCATCATTTGCAGCATGGAAACAAAAATGAAAACACGATTGTTAGAAAAGTGGAATGCAATCCCAGCTCATCTGAAGCTGTGGACAGTATTACTAGCTCAGATCTGGTTCTGGCCACAGTGCTACGACCAACACATGCCCGGAGGTATTGGTATTTCATTATTCATTACTAACTGCATATTCGTAATTGCCAATGTGATCAAATTGGTAAATTCATACGATGAGCCTGTGAAAGACAATCGTTGGTAATATGAAAGCATTCTTACATGGAAAGATTCATGCCAAGAAGTACGGTGGGCATCCAGACGATTACGCAGACATCGATGACTTCATCGACTCGACCAAACAAGCAGTTGCTGATGTTAGACATCGAGCAATCCTACACTCAGCTTTTGGGTGCTTTCTTGTTGAACGAATGTTTGGACGAACTCGTATTAACTCAGAGGGTAAGGAATACTCCCCCCGAGATGTGGCTGAGGACCACATTCAGCAAGACCTAGGTTTCATTCCATCGATGGAGCAGTACTTAAATTGTATGAGTATTGAGCCATGGATGTCGGGAACGATGAAAAAGAACAACACACGCAAACACATTTCACTTGAGGACTAAACATGAACACAATCATTCCAGCTGGCTATCGCATCGAATGTACTACATGGGAAAATGACGCCGACGTCTATCGAACGAATTACGCAGAGGGGTTGACGAAAGAAGAAGCCAAGCTCACCGTCGACTTACTGTTGTTGCTAGACGATGAGCACGGCAATATGTACGAGCCATCTGAAACTGAGCTTGACAACTTTGCAGACGCTATCAAGAAAGTGCTCGCCAAGCATGCTGACCATGCTGACCTTGGGGATCTGGACCTGGACAACAATGATGAGGTCACTGACTTCTTCCATGAGTATACGTACGATCTTACTGGTAGCAGCGAGCACTACTATACGCGCGTGTTGGACTCTTTCAAAGTCAACTACATTCCACAACAAATCGAGATGCTCGATGTAACAGGAGAATTTGGTGTCTAAGATTACAAACGAACAACTGAAGAAGCTCGATGATGCATACATTAACATCATGATGAGTGCTGAACTTGGCTGGGAAGTTACCATTGGAGGTAATGGCTACAATTCACACGAAGCTGCTGGGGTGATCAGTGGCGTATATGACCTTCTTGGATTAACAGAGCCGGAATATTCCGAAGAACAATTGAAACAATTCGTCATTGATTGTGGCGAAGATCCAGATGATTATCTTTAAACTGAAAGGCAAACTATGAGCGACCTCCAAACAGCATTCGACAAATTGATCGAAGAACAAAACGAATTGACCAAGCGTTTCCAAGAAACAGCACAAAGTCTGTTCAAGGAAACAACGAAAGAATTCTTTGCGAAGAACCCAGGCGTCACTGCAGTCATATGGACACAATATACGCCATACTTCAATGATGGCGAGGCCTGTGAATTCAACGTGAACGAACCATACTACACGAACGCTACTGCTGAGCAATTCGAAGATATCAGCAACTGGGGTGAATATGAGGGCGACGATGAAACAGTGTGGTCTGAAACAGATTGGATCTTGTGTAGTGAATCTGACTACAGCAAAGAGCGTCGTGGCAACATGAAATTGGAAGGCATTGACCCAGCGACAATCCAGCACTTCTCAAAGATGATCCAATCGTCTGAAATGGAAGACGTGATGGAAGCTATGTTTGGCGATCACGTGCGAATCGTTGCTACACGCGAAGGCTTCGAAGTCGACGACTACAGCCACGATTGATATTTTGGCTGGACAGTAGTATACTCGGCGTATGAAAACATTTCACCGCGAAACAATTGAACAAGGCACGATGCTGACACCAGCACGTATTGGCTTCCATAAGATCATGGACCGATACGTTGAGGATTGTCCAGTTGGATATGTCCTTGCCATTCGTCTTCCTATCAACCGATGGAAGACTTGGTATTGTGCTGAAACGCACCAAGAGAAGCAGGGAATGGCTGAGTATACTGCATACTTCATTTACTACAAATGGCCTCGGAAACTTGTACGTAAGGTATACTGGGAGCCAGTGAGTGTGTGAACCATTTGTTGATGATATGGGTAGTTTGATCTATCCGTACACTCTAGGTGTAGGGACATTTCGTTCGCGATTGTTCTTCCACCGATCACTAGAAGGTGCTTGCTCGATGGCAACTGCTTATATGTTGGAATTTGGAAATGACTAAAAGAATTTTCGTTGATATGGATGGAGTGTTGACGAACTTCACCCTCCGCTATACAGAACGATTTGGTATCACGCCGGCCGAAGTGCGCAAGTCCGCTGACCGCAAGCTATACTCCAAGTATTGGAATCAGTTTGTCGATGGACAAGAATTTGCAACACTTGACAGCTTTCCGGGCGTCAACGATATGCTCAACTTTATCCGCGAGCAGCGCGATAAGCACAAAGCACAAGTAATGATTCTCACATCGAGTGGTGGGTATGAGCGCCACACTGATGTGCAAGAGCAAAAGCTGGCTTGGCTGAAAAAGCATGGAATTGAATTTCCAGCCATTGTTGTGCCTGGCCGTGGATTTAAGTCAGGCTTTGCAAGTCCGACGTCATTCATTATTGATGATACCGCTGATGTTATTATGAACTTCCTTGCAAAGGGCGGCCATGGCGTGTTGCATACCACGACCGAGAAATGGAACACATGCTACACGCTCGAGCGTTGGATTGAAAGCACACATGGACAATGATAATTTCGATGAGAATGGCCACTTCGCAGTCAACCTCGAAGAGATTGCTTCGGGCAAACACCTACTCGCGATTACAAGGCTAACAGCTATGGAAATCAAAACAGATGGCTATCTCACCGTTGGTCGTTTCTTACAACAGCTATCGGACCACGATCTGCAAGAGATTATGAACATTTGCGAAAAGGCAGATGATGAAAGCAATGATAAGATTGGTGACATCTTATTGATCGCTGAAATGCTTGCTAGCGCCGAAGGACTCGAACCTGGTGACGTTACTAGCATCACTAGACGAATGAACGCATTTATTATGCTGTTGACGATTGAGTCGTTGCATCGCAGAGGTCTTGTGAAGGCATACCACAATAATATGTCACTCGGCGATGATGCTGGTGATAAGATTATCGTTGAAAGAATTGACAAATGAGCATTCTTGAATTCCTCAATAGAGCAGTCGCGTTCTTAGGATCGATACTGCCCTACATGCTCGGCACGTTCTTACTGATGGTCGTGTGGGGATATGTATCGCAAGACGACTATGACGATGACTATGTTACATTTACTGTGTCGTGTAAGGCAGTAATGAACGACATGGACCACTACCCAATTTACATTTTAAACTATTGCATGGATCAAAGGAGCGAGCGATGAGTAACGCATGGAACTATATGGTAGATCATTTGTCAGGTGATCTCGATTTCCTCAAGGAAAAAGATGAGAAGTATGTTGCGGACGCAATGTCGATTCTTGTAGAGAATGTGTTACTCCATCCTGAGTCGATTATTACATACCATCCAACACAATGGGGTAAGACAGCATTGACGTATGATCAATTTGCAGCTCAGTTCTACCCGAACTTGTCTGGTGAAGAGTTAGACGGCGTTTGTAAGCCACAATATCAAATGTACTTGGAAGGATTGCAATGAGCATTCTAGCACAAGCAGCAATAAAGACAGCTAAAGAAGTTGGGATGGGATTGTTGTTATTCGCGTTCATAGCAATGTTCTTGTTGTTGGCAGCATTTGCTCCATTATATGCAGCTGTTCTTTTAATTGTGGTACTGATATCAGGAGTATTCTATGGCAACTACCAAATCGCCCGCCGCGAAAAAGAGCTTGAAGAAGCCCGCACCAAAACCAAGCTCGACTACAAAGAGCTCGTCAAGCGCATCGAAGAAAACAACAACATCTTCCAGTCCGGTAGCTCGCCCAAAGCCGGCAGTGAAGTCAAAATCACCTGCACCGGTGGTTGTTCCGGATGTGGAGATAAGTCCACCAGTTGACAAATCTGGTAAATGGACGTATCGTTGCAACGACGAACTCGTTACTGAGGATACGTTCAACTCGATTATGAAAGACCACGAAGCGTGGGTGATCGAGCAAGCAAATGCAGCCAAAGCTGCTGACCTTCCTGAAAAGAAAACAAGGAAAAAGAAATGAAGAGTTTGTATACAGTGCGTGTATCATATGACTATGTTGTCGCTGCTGATGGTGTAGATGAGGCATATGCTATCGGTCAGAGCTGCATTAAAGAGGCGTTGTATGATATGCCAATCAACGATGTTGATGTTGATGTCCTCGAAGGTGTGCACGCACACGGTTGGGATAACGAATGCATTCCATATGGTGGTGATGGCAACACTCGCACAGGTGAATATTTGAAGGAGCAAGTAAAATGAAATCTATTACTATTATTTTTGGAACGATCGCTTTTGTCGTTGCAAGCATTCTCTTCCGCGCATGGGCACTGACTGTATTGTGGGCATGGTTCCTCGTACCGCTTGGTATGGTTGCGTTGTCAATCTCGAGCGCAATCGGCATTTCGATCATCGTCGGCATGTTCACTCAGCATCTCGCAAAAGAATCGAAGGATGAGAAGGCAAAAGACACATATGAATTGATCGGCGATATTGCTGGTCGTGCAATCGGTGCACCCTTGCTGTCATTGTTCTTTGGTTGGATTGTAACTCTGTTCATGTAATATGTGTGAATGTTCTGTCTGCAAGTATAGCAAACTGGTTAGACCAATGCTATTGCAACTCGACGAAGAACAACGGCAGTTCTTCGAACAGATGTATGAATCATTGATCGAGACTCAATACGATCTCGACTACTACAAAGCAATCGTCGATGGTTCGTGGCCGATGGCAGATGAAATTATCGCACGTAAACGTAGGAAAGAAACTGAATGAAAGTAATTATTGCAGGCGGACGCGATGTGTTTGACTTTGATGCTGTAAGCGAAGCAGTAAAGAAGTCAAACTATGTGATTTCTGAGGTTGTATCAGGTGGCGCTCAGGGCGCTGACCATCTCGGTGAGATCTATGCTGCTGAAAATAATATCCCAGTTAAGGTATTTCCTGCCAACTGGGATAAGCATGGCCGCTCAGCTGGGCCGATTCGCAATGGCGAGATGGCCGAGTATGCCGATGCACTGATCGCAATTTGGGATGGCCAGTCTCGTGGCACGAAGAATATGATTGAACAGGCGACTGAAAAGGGGTTGCAGGTCTACGTCTATCCTGTATCCAAGCCTCGGTGGTTTGTTGGTGTGACTGCAGACAATAGAACGTACATCCAAGACGAAGACTTCAAGCATGACGCTAGATTATACGTCGATGGAGACTTCTACACTGGCAAGCAAAAGATGGCATACGTCAGAATGATATGTGAGATATTAAATGAACACAACGATAGAAAGTGACTTGACAGTCGTCGATAAGGCGGCATTTGAAGTTGCGATTATGCAAGCGATGGTGCTTTCAGTGCAGAACCTTGCACGCCAGGTTGAGCAGTTGACTATACGTGTCGAGCGCCTAGAAGGAAATGATGATGGAAAAGATATTTCGCAGTAAGTGGGCTAAGCTAACAATCAGTCGCTATATGCACTGGACCATCAAGTATGAAGTGCCTTCTGATGATTGTGATTCGTGGGAATGGGACAATGAGCGACCACACGGCCAACGTGCAATTCATCGCGCATGGATTATCATTGGCATTGGACGTTTGTTTTTCCAACTGTACTTGTGGAAGGTAACACCATTCGAAGGCAGCTGGGATGGTGATAATACGAAGCAATATGGCATTACATACTTCGAACGATCGCTCCATGTTCATTGGGGCCGCACTAAGGTTTATTGGTTGCCTTGGGATTGGAAGATCGTCCGTCACGACTTGCTTCATATGGATGGCAGTCTCTACTATCGCAACTCATACCCAATCAAGAAAAGATCATATTCTTGGTATGAAGTATTGGAGATGAAAGAATCACCATTCCCTAGGTCGGATGTTCAAACACAAGTTGCAGATTACGTTGAACTCACTCACTACACTAAGGATGGTCGCAAGCAAGTAGCAATGATCCGACTCGTTGGTGAAGAGCGCGAATGGAGATGGCGTTGGTTTAGCTGGCTGCCGTGGCCAAGACAAATCAGTCGAGTTGTCGATTGTTCATCTGACGTTGAGCTCGGCGAAAGGGCTGGCTCATGGAAGGGTGGGATGATGGGTTGGAGTGCTCCCTTAGAAAAGGGACAGTCTTTGAGAGAAGCATTCTATGCATGGTACAGGAAGTGGGACGGCCGATGAAACTGGATAAAGAAGGGAACCGAGCATTCTGGATGGATGTATATCCAGATGGTTGGACTGCCGAGCGCCTCGAAAATGAAATGCATGATTATATGCAGCTGCTTGACGGATTGGATGTGTTGTATATGCACATTACTAATGGTCAGTGCTCAAAGCCGATGACAAGCAAGTCCGTCGTAATGGCTCTACACGATGATGCTGTTACAGAAACAGTTGACCAAGCAATCAAAGACCACTTCGATGATCGCTATGGATTCAACGAAGACCTGCGTAAGTTGACTGTCTCTGTGTTATCGGAGAAAGTAACAGCGCTTAAAGGTAAGAATGGAACTGAGTTTACCCAAGCTCAGTTGTGTAAGATTATTGACTTATTGGATGTGTGATATGAACAAGACTCAAAAACGTGTAGTTAAAGTGCTCGAGCGAATGATCGATCTCGCTAAAGAGAATGAGGATGACGCAGATATGTTCAGCGAAGAGCTTGAGTATATGCTCGACGGCATCGCAGAGAATGATGGCTTTGGTACTGAGCGTACAACAGATCCACGAGGCGACTTCCGCGACTATGGTGGTTGGTCTATGACTCGTGTCCAAGGGGTGGATAAGTGAGAGAAAACTATAGTCTCAACTTTTCAGAGCGCAATGATGATGGCGACACAATGATGGACGTCAACATTTCGTTCGAGAATCCAGCAAACGAGTATGAGATTGGCGAAAAGGTCAATACATGGCTTCGTGCCATTGGCCAATATCGCTTGCGTGTAACTGTTATGCCACCAGAGGAAGCAAAATGAGTATCAGTTGGGAAGTTGAAGAACTTGCAGCAGTAATGACTGGTGCAAAAGATGATGATGCTGTTGAAAAGGTAATCAACGAAGGTACTGCCGACGAACGTCTGTATAACAAATACGAAGTTACATTGGAACAGTTCGAACACATCGTTGAAGATTTAATGAAGTTCGTTCCCAAACTAACATCCCCACTCACAAAGAAGCAGTACCATGCTTTGATGTGGAATGACTCCGCAATTGTTAAGGTAGAAGCAAAATGAAACACAAAGTCCGCGTCACGATGCATTATGTGATTGAAGTAGAATTCAACCCATCACAAGATATGCAAGAAACACTCAAAGAATTTAACGAGTGTATGTTCTCATGTGAGAGTGAAGAAGAACTCGCAAAGTTTACTGCTACGCAAGTAGCTCGTAATGGTGGCAGCGGCTTTGTTGAGGGTGTTGGCAAATGTGGTGAAGCGTATTGGGATACGTTCGCCGATGATCCTGCTCCTGATGCGCTGGTCAGCATCGAAGTTGAAGAAGTAGAATCGGAGATTGTAAATGAATGATACTCTACTATTAGTCACGTTGCTTTTCACTAAGCATTTCATCGTTGACTTCCCGTTGCAGGGACCATTTCAGTGGATGAATAAGGGGACGTATATGCACCCAGGCGGGTTGTTACATGCCGCCCTGCACGGACTTACTACGATGTTGTGTTTCTGGTGGTATGCGCCGTTAGCATGCGTCTGGCTCGGCTTCTTTGATGTATTGATTCACTACCACATTGACTGGGCTAAGATGAATCTCAATGCGTGGTATGGTTGGAAGCCAGATAACAGTGAGAAGTTTTGGTGGTTGCTCGGCCTTGACCAGTACCTCCATGCACTGACATATATTGGTTTGGTTGCATTGGTGACAGCATGAAGTATTTGATTATCATCGCTGCGCTATTGATGACAGCGTGCGTCGATCGCAAGGACACGAACACAATCGAAGTTAGTGGCAAGCAGCCATCATGGCAGAATGCTGCAACTGAATATAAGTGCACATCTGATCAGATGAATAAGGTAGAGATAGAACATAAGTTCTGCAAAGAGAATACATCATTCTTTTCGAGCTACTGCTACAATAGTGCGATCGTTCGTAATTGTGTAAAGATCGTAGGAGATACAAAATGAGTAGTTTTACAGGCAAGACGCTAGACGAAGCAATCGAAGCAGGAATTGCTTATTGTGATGAGTATGGTACAATCGACTTTGATGGTATGAATTGTGCTGATGCTTGGGACGAAGGTGAGGATTGTATGGGTTGGGACGGCGTTGACCGCCGTTGTGATTGTGGCAATCGACGGGTGTACTGGGCATCATACCAACAACCAGATGGCACGTTCGTTGTATATGGAGAAGCATACTAATGAAAAAACATTGTGAAGAGTTTCGACTGACAGAACAGCACATCAAGCTGCTACAGCAAATGTATTGTGCATTCTACCACAGCGCATATGATGGTGCGCCTGCAATAGACGTTAAACGTCCCTATGGCAATTCGTTCGTCGCTGGTGATGTTAATGACATCGTGTTCCAAGAAGAATGGGACGAAGATGATGATATGCCTGAAGAGTTGTACGAGCGCTGTATGGCTCTTCATAAAGAGACTGGCAAGGCATTGCAGATCTGTCTATCGACAGTATCATTTAAACCTGGATTGTATGGACGACCAACATCATACGACACACAAACGTGGGAGTGGATTTCAGAATGACAGTCACACATACAGACCTCGGGAAATTACAAGATCAATTCAATAGACTGCAAGACACCATCGATATGATCGTGCTAACGGTAGCAGGCCAAGGCGAACATCACGAATTCAACCAACTCGTGAAGCAATCATCCAAGCGCCAACTCATTCGGCGTGACTATCAACGAGCCGCTCACAAGCACGTAGAGCTCCGATCAGCATTGGCTGAATTAGAAGCAGACTATCCTAACTTGAAGAAACTGCCATGAAATGCGATAATACAGATGTGGCATCGGTCGGATTGCAGCCAAGTGGTCGCACATATACAGCTGAATGCTTGAAAGAAGCAGTTGATAAGATCAATGCTGGGTCGGGCGAGCTGCTAGGATCATTCCAAGGGGTCGAGGAACCGCTTATTCTTGAACGAGCAACGCACATCTGTCGCAACTTTACATTCAAGGACGGGTACATTAAGTGTGATGTTGAAATTCTCAACACGCCGGATGGCGAGCACCTGAAGATGATACTAGAAGACGGCCGCGTACCGATGAAGATGAACGTATCTGGAAGAGGGTATGTTGATGAAAATGGCATCGTGTCTGATTTTGAAATTTTATATGTGAATGCGGGGTTGTCTGATGGACCAGTATCAGAACGTATTGACGCTAATTGATAAGCGAATTGCAGAGAAGCAAGCTATCATGGATAGCATGGCACCTTCCGGTAAGGAAGGTTTTGCTATTTTAAACTTCATGCTTAGCATGTATATCGTTGAGATGACAGAAGTCAAAGACCAACTGATTGAAGCAGCTAAAATGGCTCCAGTTGTATGCAAGGATGATGACGGACACACATACGAAGTGCCGTCCTTCCTTGTTGTCAGATTCAATCAACTGATGGATGATATCTGGAATTCAGAACCACGATCAGACGAACGATATGATGCCTACGACAGGCTAACAGAGGAGTTTGGTCAGTATCAACGATAGGAGTTGCTATGGCGACCAAGAAAAAGCAAGCGAAGAAATTTACCTATGGTGTTGGACACTACTGGGAAGGTGAAAGCGGCTCAGTGGGATTGTATGCCTATGGTAACGATCTATTCCACGGTACGATGGAACAAGCGCGCAGTTTCCGCGAGTACATACGAGAGTGTGAAGTCCGAGACAAGAAAAAGAAAGCCGATCGTCGCGATTGGCGTATCTTCCAACTGGTCGAGGTTCCAGAATGACCGAAAACGAAGAACGCTACTTGTGGTTGCGTGACAACAGGTCTCGATATCACGACGCGCCATATGTGCTGAATCAACGAAAGTCGGTTCTATATGCAATGGCACGCTTACGTGATGAGGAGTTAGACATTGCACTCGATCACGACATCTTCGACAACAAGTTGCAAGAGCTTCACGATGCAAATGAAATCGTCGAGCGTGGGTTGCTGCCTGAAGGCGCATCGCGTTGGGATTTTGAAGGTCCGTATGTTGAAGCGCTGATAAAGCTAACTCACCAGGAGTTGGGTTGGAGTGATGAGCGAGTAGCAAGGATAATGCCAGATGAAAGGTATGGAGTATGAGTAAGGTAACAAATTCGTATTGGTTCAATTGCAGTAGCCGCACGATCGGTATCATCGAAGTCGAAACCGAATATGATGGATTGAAGTACTACATCGGCATTCCGAAGCGTGAAGGTGGTTCTCAGAAAGACGATGAGCTTGAGATTTCTGAATGGGGATCTACGTTCCCTAAGGCAGCAGCTCAGACGTTGTTCTATGGTGCACCCTTGAAGGAATCAACATAATGTGGTATTACTTAATCATAATCCAGCTGACTGCAAACGCACATGCTATTGCATCAAACCTTGGTGAGTATAAGGGCAAAGAAGCATGCATGGCTGCAGCTACAGCAGTCACTCAATCATCCAACAACTTGAATGGCAAGGCTCTTTGTGTGCCTAAGGGAAGCTGATGAAATTCTTTGCAATGGCACATAGCGATGGCTCGTTCCATGCTGTCTATAAGATTCCTGGCAGCGAGATGTTGTCGAGCGTCGCTCGTTGTTTGACACTTCGCGCAGCTCAAGAGATTGCAAGGGAAGAGAACAGAGCTCGGCCAGAAACCAAGTACGTCGATCCATACGATCGAGCGATTCCGAAAGGATTCTATACAGATGAGGATGCAGCATGACTGAGTGGATTTTGTTTGTAATGATGTGTACACGTGGTTGTGCACCACAGTATGCTGTTGTATATCCGTCCAAGGCTGCATGCGAGCAAGCTGCCAAGCCGACTGTCAACAACTGGACAAGCTCGACATCTGTATATTGTGTACCGAGAGTATTGTTGGAGGATAAGCGATGAGAGCAGGATTTATATTTGCTGTGTCTAACTTTGCCGTAGGTGCATTGTTTGCTGTGATTGTGTTGCTGCTGAAGAAAGCATTCGCATGAATGAAGAAGACTTGGTCTATCGCCTAAGAAAGCGTGCTGAGATTAGAAGACAAATCCCTGGACGCAAAAGCGTAGAAGAAGGGACACCCGACCGCATTGCTAATATTTTAGAAGAAGCTGCGGACGAGATTGAACAATTAAGAAAGAAATTAGATGGCAACACCCAGTCCTAAGATTACAAAAGAGATGCGCGAGCAGTGGCGAGTAGAGCACGAACGTAAGCGTGCTGCTGAGAAAGTAATTGTCGATACGTTGCTTGCTAAAGGCGACTTCACTGACGATGATGGATACCCATCGGATGATGCGCTAACGATCGTTGAGTTGTGGCCATGGGAAGATGAAAAAGGTTGGTTCTCTTTCATCGAAAGCATTTGGTGGATGAAGAGCTGGGGGTTCAACGAAGGTTGGGCTACCCATGATTGGGACGAGACGAAAGAAGTATACATCTACGAGATCTCTACTGCTGGATGGTCTGGTAATGAGAGCGTAATCCGATCAATGCAAAAGAATGATATGCTATGGAACACAACATGGGTTCAGAGTCGACGTGGTGGACACTTTATTTTCGAATTAAGAGACGAATTGAGGAACAAGAATGGATCGGAACAAAGCCAATGAGTGAAGTTTTTAACTGGAGAGAGTTTGTTGGGTTGCAGCCACTCCCTGCACAGGCAGGAATGTGTTTCTATATGGAAGCACGAGTGGACGGCGTTGTGCAAGATGAGCCTGCTGCCAACCAAATCACACTTAGCGTTCTCAAGTGTGCGATTGAATGCACAATGACCGAACAAGAGGTCAGCGAAAAGGTCGAAGATATGCTTCAACAATTTCCGATCGCTCGGAGCAGGTTCGATGGTCCAGAAGAGAACAAAGAACAAGCACACAAGATCGAAATTCAAATGCACAGCAACAACGTCGCTCGTCAAACACGTCGTGGATTTGCTGACAAGCAGCATGGTAATACACATCTGTATGTCGGTACATCGCCAATGGATGCTCCTATCATTGTTGCTCAGTTCGAAGATAAATTTGGTATCTTTAAGCATCCCAAATTTGATAACTATGGATTCAATTTCAAGCCATGAGAATGTACATCGCAATTAAAGAACATCTGCCGATTGGCCACGTTCTTAATACTGCTGCACACGCAGGGCTTGCTTGTTACCTGAAGTATAAGCACTTGCCTGATATGCAGATCTGGGCAATGAAGAGCTTTAAGAAAGTAACATGCTCTGTTACTGATGAAGAGTTCGAAGAACTGAAGGCAATTCCAAACCATGTTGTTCTAACTGAAAGCAAATTGGATAATATGGAGACAGCTATTGTATTGGCTCCTCGTCCTGAGTGGCCATCTAACGTAAAAACATTGAGGTTATGGAAATGATGACAATCAAATTAAACAAGTCGTGGCACTTCTGGTTGGCCAACTTTGGCGACAAGCGCATCTACGCCGAATGCACTACCAACATTTGCGAATATACGCGTGCCGTATTGATCGGTACATTCTGGGCATTCGTGTCGCTGTTCTTTGCTTGCATCTTTGGTGGCTGGATCGTCGCCTCATTGATCAACATCATTCAGTGGGTGTTCATGGGTGTTGAGATCGAAAAGTACACCATTATGTTTATTGGTGTTGTGTTGTTGTTTAGCGGTGCCATCGCAATCTTTGCATTCAAGGAATGGCTATCAAACCGACCTAAGAAGGACACGCCACCAACGTTTGTCGGTGCTGCATATCGCAAGTTCAAAGATAGCACTTGCTTCCGCGTCGAGTTCAATCAGGAGTAATGTATGTCAACGATCGAGATCTTGAGCAAGGTAATGTTGACGGAAGCAGCATGGTTGTTCTTCCTTTCATTCATTGCAGCAATGATGTATAAAGATACATCCCAACAACCTCGTTGGTTTTACCGTCTCGGTGTTGGTAGTATCTTTGCAATGCTAGCTACACTTCTTGGCGCAGCGTTCTATACAATCTGGTGTTTGGTATAATGTTTGATCGAGTACAAGTAACGCACCTCACGCCTCCCGGCTATCAGTATGTCAATGTGACGGAGAAGCGTGCGCCTACTGATGAGTCTGTCCGTCTTCTGAAAGAGATGGAACAGAAGGCACGCGATAACATTATTGCGTCGATCGAGCTCGACTCTAACTTAGTGAAGGGTCGAGTGTTTGTGATGAAAGAATGGTTGTCTGGTAAGAACAACTTCGCTGTGTTGATGGACATCAATGGCAAGCGCGTTGAAATCAAAGTATCGACCGATGAGTATGAATCTGTGGAATCACAAATGCAACGGATCTACGAAGAAATCGGCAAACGAATCGCCGTCGAAGTGATGCCAGCCGTATTTGATGAAGCAAAGAAAGCTGCATTGTTCAAATGACACCAGAGATGATCAGTTCGATTGTTAACAAGGCAAGTAGCATCGCTACAAACCATGCGATGCACGGAACACCATTGGCTGCTATGGCATGGATTCCTCCTCGCACACCGACTGACGACCCAGAAGGAATGTTTGCTATTAAGTATGCCGAACCATTTTCAGCTGCAGATACACCACCATGGCTAAAATAAGTTTAAAAGA